CATACCATTCCATGCCGTGGCAACGCCGCGCGCAGCACTGGGCCGGCGTCGGCGTTGCCGAGCAGATGCGGACACCGCAGCGCGTGGTCAATGCGGCGCTGCGTGCCCTCCTGAACAATGCGGGGAAGAGTGCGGGCAGTCAGTTCGTCATCAATCAGGCTGCGATTAAGCCGGCGGATGGCAACTGGGCGATCACGCCTGATAAGATCTGGTTCAAGACCATGGAGGGAGGTGCCGACGTGCGCCAGGACTTCATGGCGATCGAGGTGCCGAACGTTACCGATGAAATGCAGAAGATCATCGAGCTTGGCGAACGGTTTGCCGAGGACACGACATCCATTCCGCTTATCACGCAGGGACAGTCCGGTGCCACAACACCGGATACATTCGGGGCGGCGCAACTCCAGAATAACAACGCCAATCAATTACTTCGTTCCATCGGGTATGCTTTTGATGATTACATTACTGAGCCGGTCGTAAGACAGTATTATGAATGGTTGTTACTTGATCCCGATGTGCCGAACGAGGAAAAGGGCGAATTTCAGATCGATGCTCACGGGTCAATCGCATTGGTGGAGCGCGCCATTCAGGACCAGTCGATTGCCCAGATGGGCAACATGGCTGCGAACCCGATCTATGGCATCGACCCGAAGAAGTGGGCGGCCCTGTTTCTGAAATCAAAACGGCTCAATCCGGATGACGTTCAGTACACCAAGGAAGAGCAGGAAAAGATGGAGGCGCAGCCGCCGCCTGAGGCGCCGGTCGTGACCGTGGCGAAGATCAATCAGGACACGCAACTGAAACTTGGCGCCATGAAGCAAACGGTCGACCAACTGGCTGAGCAGCATGAAGCGCAGATCGCCGCAGCAGCGCACACGCTGGAGGTCGGAAAGGCACAGGCCGAGCAGCAGAGAACCCAGGGCGAACTGACGATCAACGCGCACGACCTGGAAATGCAGCATCAGCGCGAGATGCTAAAATACGCGACCATGCGGAATATCTCGCTTGACACGGTAAAGGCTGAACTTGCAAAGGCAGCCATGACGCTACGGACACAAAAACAGTTGAATGCCGAAGACAATGCAGCCGACCTGCGCAAACACGTAAATCGTCCGCCGCGCCCCGCTGTTGGTGCCCGGCCGCCCGGTCAGACCCCGGGTCGCGCGGGGAATGGGCGAGCGTTTGAGCAGGGCGGTGGGGCAGTTCAATGATCGACTGCGTATCACAGCCGTGGCCGCGAAAAAGCGTGCAAAATCAGGTGCTCCCCGTGGAGCGTCACCGGTCGCCGCCGAGGACATGATCATCCCGGCTGTGCCAGGGGCAGTTCAATGATCGACTTTGAGCTCTCCCCCAACGACAAGGCTCAGGGGCTATGGGTGCGGTTCAAGGCTCATTTGCTTGACCGGCTTGACGAAGCGCGGCGCCGCAATGATGCACCCCTGTCCGAGCACGACACCGCTGCGATCCGCGGCGAAATCAAATGTCTCAAGAGGCTGTTGTCTCTTGGGGATGACCGGCCTGTGACCGGCGATGAGGAACAGCCACCCGTCTGAAGCGGGCGCCTGTGATGGAGACACCATGAACGAAAACGATACTGCACTTCTGGATGACGCTCAGGATCTGGCTGAACTTGATGCCGGGTTCGAGGGCAAAACTCCCCCGGAACGCAAGCCGGCCCCTGCGGCAACCCCACAGGCAACGGTGCAGTCCGAGCCGGAGTTCGTGCAGATCAGCCGTAAGGAATGGGATGAGGTCAGGGCCGCCGCGCAGCGCACGGCAAGCTATGACCAGCAATTCTCAAAAGCCTTCGGCACGATCGGCAACATCCAGAAGCTGCTGAACGAACAAAAAGCCGCGCCTGTAACTCCGGCTTCTCGCAAGGTGGAGATTCCGAAAGACGCGTTTGCCAAAATCGAGCGGGACTTTCCAGAACTCGCGCAACAGATGCGGGAAACGATGGAGGCAGCGTTGTCCGGCGTTTCGGCGCCGGTTGCTGCCGAGATCGATACGCCGAAGATCGAACAGATACTCGCGGAACACATGACGAAGCGCGAGATCGCGGCGCTCGAAGACGCGTATCCGGCATGGCGTGAGATCGTTGGCGCCGTGTCGAAAGACGAACGACCCGATCCGAATAATCCATTCCGCAAATGGCTTGCCACAAAGGACGCCACCTATCAGGCGCGCGTCAATGACAGCGAGTCGGCGGCGGTGATCAGTCGTGCGATCCGGTTGTTTCAGAGTGAGACCAAGGCGCCAGCCAAACCTGTCACTACGCCACGCGATACCGCGCGAGCCGAACGGATCAGGGGAGCGGTGCAACCCAAGGGTGACGGCGCTGGCGCCGCTCCTACAGGGAAATCCGATGATGATGAATTCATAGCTGGCTTTAACAGCCGCTGAACAAGACAGGACGACTTAAATGGCAATGCAAAACTTCTCCCTCACCCCTGGACGAATCAACAAGTTCAAGGGTGAAATTCTCGCTCATGCTGTACCCTTGGAAGTGCTTGGTAAGACGGGGCGACAGATTCCGATGCCGCGCAACAACTCGGATACGTACGTGGCGCGACGCTGGCTTCCCTACGGCGCCACGGCCACCTCGGCCAACTCGCAGAACCAGTTCTTCCAGAACGGGACTGGCGACCGGGGCAACGTCATCACGCAGGCCCATCAGATCCAGGAAGGCGTGACGCCGCCGCCAGACAGCATCACGCCACTGGACATCACGGTTGTGGTCCAGCAGTTCGGTTGTCTCTACGGGTTTACCGACAAGACCTATGACCTGTATGAGGATGACATCCCGAAAGCGATGATCGAGCAGATCGGCGAGCGCGTCACGTTCGTTAACGAAATGATCATCTGGGGCGCGCTCCGCGGCTGCACGAACGCGTATTACGGCGGGACGGGTACTTCGGTCGCGACGGTTAACGGTGCACTGACGCTCGGCCAGGTGCGCAAGGTGGCCAAGAATCTTCAGGCCAACCATGGTAAGCCGGTCAACAAGGTGCTGAAGGCTGGCCCGAACTTCGCAACTGATCCGGTGGCGGAAGGCTACACGGTTTATTGCCACACGGACCTGGAGCCGGACATCCGCGATCTGCCGAACTTCGTTCCGGCCGAGGCCTATGCTTCGGGCACGCCGATGGCAAACGAGGTTGGTAAGTGCGAACGGTTCCGGTTCATCACGTCGCCGGATCTGCCTGCCATCCAGGATGGTGGCGCCGCGATCGGGTCGACCGGGCTTTACTCGACCAGTGGCGTCAGCATCGATGTGTATCCATACATCGTCACGGCTCAGGACGCCTGGGGACAGATTGCGGTGCGCGGCAAGGATAGCCTGTCGCCGACGTTCCTGCCGCCCGGCGATAAGTCCAAGTCCGATCCGCTCGGCCAGCGCGGCTATGCCGGCACCGCATGGTGGAAGGCTGTGATGATCGAGAATCAGGGTTGGATGGCTGTTGGTTACGTGGGCTCGAAGGTTTTGGTATAGTAACAGTCAGGTAAAGGAGACTCCCTATGCTTGACACAATGACAAGGTATATGGAGCTGATGCGGGCTCCGTGGACCTTTGGCCTGCGGAAGGTGCTACTTCCGGTCTGCGACCGCTATTCGTCACAGGCGCTTACCAATCCGGCCATGGCGATCAGTTCCGGCGGAGCGACAACCGCGAAGATCGGCGCATCCGACTTCTATGCGTCTGTGCAAGGCACTTTGGTGAAGGTCGCGGCCAGCACCACGTTGCCGGCACTGACCGGTCTGGTGATAACCGCGGCCTACTTCAACATCGCGTGTTTCTTCGTCGACACAGCTGGAAATCTGACGGTGGCGTTTGGGACGCAGGGCTCGGCCCTGGGGCTCGTCGTCTTTCCCCAGTTCCCGCAGGGCAAGGCAAACATCGGGACCTTGCTTATCACCTATGCCAGCACGTTCACCGGCGGCACCACTCCGCTCGATACCGCAACAACCGTTTACATCAACGCAGTGGGCGGCTCGTTCGATCCCACTGTGTTGGTTTAAGGAGCATTCAGTATGGCTTACGCACAGGATTCTGATCCGAGCATCACGATCAATTTCGTGAATGCCGGAATGAGTGCCGGCACGACCAGCACTTATTCGACAACCACGGCAACGGTAGGTGTGATCAACGGAAAGTTCAGCACATCGCTTTCGCCGCAGACGAATACGGCGACACCGACCACCGATGCAAATACCGGCAATGCGTTCAACGCGCTTCAGCCAAACCAGACCTGCGCATTGGTCCTCGGCATCACAGTGGCTGGCGTGATCCAGATGGTGCAGGGACCGATTATCGCCAATGGCATCGGCGTGACGACGACGGTCGGATCATTCATCAATGCGCCGCAGTTCCCCGATTTGCCGAGCAATTTCCAGCCGTTGGCCTATACGATCGTGCAGACTGCACCGTCTGCATCAGCGTGGACGCCGGGCAGCAGCTCGTGGACCGCTTCAGGTGTCGCTGCAACCACATTCCAGAACATCGCGCAGTTGCCGGCGCGTCCGCAAATCGCCTGAGCAGAGACCGCCCTTGGGCGGCTCTGTGTCTTCAAAAGGAGCTTTCATGCCACGCCAGGAACTACACAGCGATACGCTACCGCCGATCGGACAAAAGCCGCCAATCTCGGATAACCCGGACGAGTACGATGGTGATATCGTCCTGGTTGATCCTGGGGTTGCGGCCAAGGATTATGCCGATGAACTGGCGTTCATGGAGGAACCCGTTACGATCAGGATCGAGCCGTCTGCCGATAAAAATGCGGCCGGCGCGTTCCCGGTATGGGTGAATGGAAAAGCAGCCGAGGTCTTTCAGAACGGGAAATGGGATGAGATAGGGTATCTTCCTGTCGGGCGCGTGCTGACGATCAGACGTAAGGTGCTTGAGGTCATCATTCGCGCCAAGGTTGATACGGTCATGACCAAGATCATTGACCAGGACGGCGAACGTCCCAACAACGTGATCAACAGATTCACGTCGCCTGTCCATAGTTTTTCGATTCTGGAAGATCGCAATCCGAAAGGGCCGGCATGGGTTGCTGAACTCCGCAGGCGTAACATTTGAGCCTGTGCAATCGCGATCTGGGCTACGCCGATGATGAGCGCCCGTCGCTCTGCGCCATCTGTATCTTTGGACCATGCGAAAAAAAGCAGACGAGCGCTCCGGTCAGGTATACCGATGTCCACAATTTGTCGGCCAACATCGCAGAAAAGATTTTCCCGCACATCTCAGACCGGGAACGTCGCGATGAACTGGCCTACCTGTTGACCGTATTTGCTGAAGAAATCAAACGATCGGCAATTGAGCCGTGAATTTCCTTGCTCTTTGCCAACGCGCCATCGTCGAGTGCGGTGTCGCCAGCAATGCGGCGGTTTCGTCCGTGCTTTCCACAACGGTTGGCGCAACTGGCAGCGTAGGCCGTGTGGTGAACTGGGTCGGAGATGCCTGGAATGAGCTTCAGGAGAAGCACGACGACTGGGACTGGATGCGCAGCTCCAATATCCTTGGTGCCGGCGTTTCGTTCGCGACGGTCGCCGGGCAGGCCAGTTATCCGCTTGGAACCGGAGCCGGAACGGTTGGGATTGCCACTGACAGCTTTGGAAAGTGGGATATCGGCACCTTCCGAAACTTCACGACCACGGTGGGATACATCAACGAAATATTCATGGATGATATTTCGTTCGACGACTGGCGCGACGGCTATATGTATGGCGCGATGCGGAATGTTCAGACGCGGCCGATCGCAATCGCGGTAGGGCCAGACCAGTCATTGAACATCGGTCCGCCATCGGATGGCACATACACCGTCACAGGAGACTACTTTGTCGCGCCTTCGGTAATGGTGAACGATACGGACCTGCCTGTTGGGCTCCCGACAAGATTTCATATGATCATCGTTTATATCACGATGATGAAGTACGCCGGCTATGAGAGTGCGCCAGAGGTAATGCAACGCGGTTCATCTGAATACGACAAGATGTATGCTCAGTTGCAGGCAGTGCGTGCGCCGACGCTTAAAATGGGCGGTGCGCTGGCGTGAAAGCCATCCCAAAAAACGCCTGGGCTCAGGTCAAGTACGAAACCACGCAAATGGGTGGCACGCAGTCCACGACCGGTCAGCCGATCCCTGGCGGGCTCGATCTGGTCACGCCCAATCTACGGCTTCAACCCGGCGCGCTGCGGGATGGCCTGAATTTTGAGGTGGCCCAGTTCGGCGGGTATGCGCGTGTGGACGGCTACGAGCGTGTAGACGGCCGCACGGCGCCCCACACGGCCACCTATACGGTTGTTCAGGTCGCCAGCTTCACCAATGTGCCCACGGTCGGCCAGGTCGTC